CTCTTTTGCCAATGCATCATCAAGGAAAGCAAACTTACCATTTTTGTCTTTGCCGAAAAACTGGGGCCGCCCAGCCATGGACATATTTATTTGTTCTACATCCCCTCGCTGTACTGCATCCCTTGCAGATATAGTTTCCATGCCAGCCTGTGTCCTAGCTTGGACTTTTGGCGGCATCATCAAACCTATGTTTTCACCGTCAATTTGCTTATCTTTAGTGTATTTTGCGTAGGCTTCTTTGATCGGTTCATGTGGGTAAATACCTAATTTTTTTCTTACAGATCCACCTAGTTCAAGTAAGTCTACATCCCTTGGCACCCCTTTACTGAACATTGCTGCTCGCCTTTTTGAGTCACTTTTTAATTTGGGATCACTCATGACTTCCGCAAATGCCTTTTCCTCCATTGATAGGATTTCACGCTTTGGCGGCATAAGATTGTTAATGATCTTTACAGGGTCCACATGCCTTTGTCCTGTCAATTGATCGGCCTTACCTATTCTTTCAATTCTGCGACTGCGATACACGGGCCTTGGCTGCTTGCTCTTCGCTCCAGAATCTAATGCAGCCAACCATGGGTTTGCATCAACATGTGCTTTAGATGATTTACCAAACATTGCATTGATAAAATTCATCTTCTGTTTAGCAATTGCTGGATCAGCATCTAGATTAAACCAACCATGCCTACCTTCACCATGATTCAAATGGTATTGATGCATAGCATCCATAAACGCATCCTTTGGATTTGATGTTCCAAATAGACGGGTGACCTCGGCCTGCTGCTGACGAAAAACTTTATCGATATTTTTGTAAAGAGAATCAACATTGACCGTGCGGATATTGATGTTTCCTTTTTGCGCAATCTCTATTCCGTAGGGAACCTCCAGAACATGCTGGACCTTTGCATTTACATATTTTCCACCACCTCTTCCAGTAGCTTTGAAATAACTAATTAACCAATCAGATCCACCCTTTGCATTTGTCCCGTTCTTTAGACACAAATTAATTTCTTTGAACAAATCTATCTGTGCTTTATTCCAGCCGCCTTGTGATGCAACCTCATCAATAATACTTTCATCAATGAATCTACCTTCAAATGATATGGCTTTGGTCTTTTCATTTTCTTTCTCACGAATATGACCAGCAGGTAAACCATCTGCTTCATCCTTACGCTTGATTGCATCCAGTAATGCTTGACTAAAATCTTGATTGTATTTCTTTTGCTGGGCTGGAGTCATGGCAGTGTCTGGGACAATGTTTCCATTCTCATCCACCCTCATTATAGTCCCTGCCCGTAGCTGCTCTACTAACTCTGGATTCTTTGCAAACTCAGCACCAGAAATATCAATTACATTTTGACCGTCATCTATTGGAAATTTTTTCTGGACCTGTTCTTTGGACAGTCCTTCTATCTCACGATTGTATTTCCTAATTAATTCTGTGACCGCAGGTATTCTTTGCATCTGTCCGAAGACACCGTTAGGTGATTGCAATGTTCCATCTGCACGAAAGGTGCCGCCCAGTCTGGCAATCATGCTCCGCAGCAAAGTTTTATTTTTAAGCATGGGGGATTCAACCAATGCTCGCATCAATGCACCAGTTGGTCCCTCATGCAAATCCCTGTATCTCCTGCTATCTGACATGAAAAAGTCAGCACCATGTTCGGCAACAATCTCACGGGCGATTACATCATCTGGAATCAGATCAATAACCTCTTGCCTTGGTTTGTCTGGCTCAAAGAAAAACTTTCCGTACTCGTATTTAAAGTCATCCAGTTTTTTGTTTGTCTTGTAGCCCTTCCCGTCTTCTCTCATTACAGGTTTTCCTGCATCATCAACGAGCGTAAAGATCCCTTTTTTCTCAAGCAGATGATTACCTAGCAAGAGATCCGTAAACTGTCTTGAGCCGCCCGTTTCCTCAAGGTAATGAGTTACCTCATGCCGTAGAAGTGGTTCAATTGCCCATGCAGAATCTGTGTTCACCTCTATGTATGCGGTTCCGTCTACACGGTATTGCCTTCCACCCTTACCGTCTGCACCGAGTGACTTAAAATTAAACACGGTATCTTTGTAAGACATCGCAGCATTCGCATATGCAATCTGGTTGGCCTTAGACATTGAGGAAAATGATTCCTTCATGCCAGAGGGTAATAAATTCTTAACAAAATATTGATAACTACCATGCCGCCTTTGTGATATTTCAGCAGCACTTTTTCCACCAACCATTCTAAAAGGTTTACTAGCAGTGTAGGCACCTCCTCCGAAAACAGATCCCCCACCAATGCCTCCATACATGGCTTCTTCTTGCTCTCCACCCCCAGCTACATATCCAAATGATCCACCTATTGCTGCACCCTTTGCCGTTTGATTTGCTAACCTTCCAGCACTCTCTACGGTCCTGCCTATCTTTGTGGCATTGAGCATATCTACTACACCTTGCGTACCAGCAGATAGTTGTCCCTTTGGTGATAAAATGCGATTAAGAAGCTTGCCTTCCCCTGCCTTAAAACTTTTCTCGGCAGTGCTTCTGACGGTGCCAAATAATGTATCTCTATCAATGATCCTATCTGTGATCATCTCCCTACCATTGGCACCTAATCTCTGGAAATAATTTAACTCAGTGGCTGGCTCCATCAGTTCTCTACCTAGAAGTGCAGCATCCCTTCCGTACCTTGCAAGAAACGGCAAGCCAAGAACTGTGGCAGTAGCCATGGTAGACAACATTTCATCATCTGTAAGAAAGTCTGTGAGTGCATAAGTACCAGATCCTGCGGCACCGTATTTTAAGAGCTTTGATGCCATTCCGTTTTGGAAAAGCTGAACTGCTTTCTCTTCTGGAATGCCCATCTTCATGGCAATAGTAATTGCAGTTTCTGGGGCCAAATCTTTAAGAAAAGAAATAGCATTACCCACTCCCTCTATTGTCTTGCCAGTGGCAACCATTCCGCTACCTGCAACCACTCCACCGAAAGTTCTTCTACCCTTAATTTGTATTCCCTTAACCTCAGATTGAATGAGTTGTTTAAGTGGATTGCCTGCTGGTAAAACCTCTGCTGCTCTAAGCATTGCTTCACGCTGAGGACGGGCCATTGTTTGAATCTTGTCTAGATTCTCTAAGATGATTCCATCCAGTGCTTTTACCTGTGCTTCAGCAGCTGTAGCACCTTTACCAAATGCACCTTTACCTGCATACTCACCAAACTCTAAAGCCTTTTTTATAACCGCTTGTTTTAGAATTGCATCCTTGGTTTCATTAACCATAGCAATCTGCGGCCCTCTCATAATTTTATTAAATGCAGCACTGCCCCCTTTTACTCCTGCACCAAACGGTATGAAGTTAGCTGGATCTGCAATCATAGAAGCACCCATGGCTGCTTTTCTATCTGGCTGGACCTCTCCACTAAGAATCATTTCTTTGATCTCTGGGTCTAACCCTGCGGTCATCCAGCTTGCAGCGTTTTCTAGGTATATTGTTTGCCTATGTTTTTCTACTTCATTTAATTTCTTCCAAAATTCATATGAGCTACGAAGATCTTCTTCCGAGTCATCATCTGAGGTGAGCATATCTATAACTCTACTGCCCCCCTGCAATAGCATGTCGTAATTCAACTCAATATCACCTAACATCTGGTTTTGAGTTGCTACTGCTTTTGCCCGTTTCCTTTTCTTTGCTTCCTCAAATTTCTTTTTCTGCTCACTGGTCATTCCAGATGGAGTGCCAATAACAGGGATGGAAATATAATCATTTAGCGGCACCATCGTTATTCCAAAATTGGAAAGAAATCTTTCTGGAAAAGTTTTGGCAGCCTGCCCCATATCTTCAACGATCATCTTGGCACCATCCATGATCATTTCACCAGCACCTTTTTTTGATTTTAATTCACCTGACTGTTTGAAATATTTAAATGTTTCATAATCCTCTAGAATATCATCCATGGTGACATCACGGGCATCACCCTGCACTGGTGCTTCAAATGGTTTGTTTGCAAGCAAAGGATCTATTTGCGTATAACCTCCACCCTCTAATGGTAATTTACTGCCTTGCTCAGGCATAGGCAATGCTACCATTTTATTTACATAGTTTTCCTTGCCTTCTGCTTGGGCAATTTCTTCCAATTCTTTTGCCGTTGGATCACGGGCCTCCTTTAGTTGCTGCATCATTGCCCGTCTATAATTTTCTTTTCACCATTAATGATAACTACACGCTTACCGCTAGGTAATGTTCTATCCAGCTCAACAACAGTTTCCTTGCCTTGATACATAATCTTAATGTTCTGCCCGTCTTTTGCTTCTGCTATAGATCGGTTTGCATTTTCTGGCAAAAACTCTTCTGGGATATTATTATATTCTTCGCTAAAAAATCTATCCCTTACCTGTTTCTTAAATGCACCATGATGTGGATCATTTGGATTTACATAAGATTTTGAAATCTCATTAATTGCAGATTCGGTTCCTTTAATTTTTAATTCAAAAGCAACCTTTTGGAATGCTTGTGCTGCATCTTTTAAATCCTGTCTTGAGCTTGCATCGAGTGTTCCATCCTTTGCTTTTTGCAAGGCCCGTTCAAATCTATCTACTAAGCCAGCAGAACCACTAACTCTAGCGATATCTTCTTCAGTCAATATACCAGTTGGTTGTAACATTCTGGCCAACTTCTCAATAGCAGCAGTGTCAGTTAAAGGATTATTCTCACCCTTATCATTTTTTGTATCCAAGAAATTTAAAAGATAATTTGATGACTCGATAACAGTATCGGCATCATTTATCCTATTGTCTTTCTCGTAAGTTTTCTTTTCTGAGCGAATATCTTTTGGTGAAACTACTGTAATTTGCTGAGCCATTTTTTCCATCTGCTCTGGCTTTAATTGTAATTTTCTATCTTCAGCAAAGTCCTGCACTTGTTGCATTGCATCACCTTGGTCAAATACAATTCTACTGGTTGGATCAAACGAACTCATTCCTGCGGCTGCTTCCTCTTCGTCATGTAAGTTTTTTATTCGTAAAACCTTTTCAACAGTGTCCATGCCTTGTAGATCCATTTTATCTTTCCTCTCTTGCAATTGCCTCACTGCTCCTGCCTTGAGCATTGCTTGGTAAGGTGAATTCACTGGACCATATGCAGCCGCAAATTTATCTGGGTCCAATTCGTTCATTGGAATCATATTTGAAAGTGCTGACTTTTCTTTCTTTAATGTAGATAAGTTTTTACCAAGATCGTAAAACGACTTTTCATACTGCTCGCCTGAAATCTCTTCGTTTTCGAGCTGTTCACTCAAAGAAGATATTTCATTTCTAACACCAAATATTTTTTCATCATATTTCGCAACTTCTGGATTTTTAACTGCCCCAGACATTCTATTGAAATGATCCAGCTTGGCATCCATTTCTTGTTTCTGTTGTTCAAATAAATAGTTTTGCTGCTTTTGCATCTCCGCATTTCGCTCCTCCTGCATTTTTAATTGCATTGATTTTTGGAACTCTTGGAAACCACCCTGTGATTTAATTACACCCTTTGCCATTTTAATAGTTTCTTTAGGGTCATCTGGGTTTATTTGCACACCAGCTTGTCCTAGCATTTGTTTGCCTAAATCAGTTTTTATGTAGTCTGCAATTTGTTGCTCAAAACCTTTTTCTTGGAAGTACAAACTACCTAACTGACCGAACGCACGAAACGCTTCCCCGATGCCCCTTCCATATGCTTCTGCCCCTCTTGTGATTGGGGAGAAGTCAGGTTGCTGTACTCTGATTTGCTGGAAATATGGGGATGCCATGTTATTTACCCTCCTGTATTTTTGAGTCCATCCATTTGCGGATTCGTGCTTTTAATCTTGGTTTGTTTTTAATGAACTTGGCAAACCTTTCACCGAAGTTGAGGTAAATTGCACGGAACCAGAATGGACTGATGTTAAGCATCCATTGTCTAAACATTATCCATCTAGGATTATTTATTCCATAGACTTCTCTTGCTACCCAACAGGCAGGTCTAGATAAAAAACCACCATATGCAGCACCTGCTCCACCAGCAATACCACCAATGATTGATCCCATCATTGCTTGATCCGCACCATATGTTGCGGCATTGTAGGAGTTAAGCATAGCTGACTGATTTGCCATAAACTCCGCTCCCTGTGCAGGATTGTACAAAGTTGGTCCAGCACCTAAAGCACTAGAAGCATTACCAAATGCACTTTGCCCAGAGGTCATAGATTGCCCACTAGGTTTTCCAGTGATTGCCATAAATGCATCAGCACTTGTAGCCTGCTCAATATTTATTAAGTTTTGCAAAGCCGCACGATCCATGCCCATAGCTTGCATATTCATCTGGTTATTTATTTGATCAATTGCAATACTTCTATCAAGATCGTTTTGCCTAGAAGAAACTTTCAGGCGCCCAAGATCCATTTGCGTCTGGATGTTGGCAACCTCACCAGCTTGTCTCATTTGATTAATTTGTGCCTGCCTATTTGCCTCCATGCCTTGTGCTTGCAAGTCTCGGTCCTCAACCATTTGCCTATTTTGCAACTCTACCTGCCGTGCTTGTAAGTTAGCTTGCTGGTTCATTGATCCAGCTTGTAAATTTGCCTGCTGGTTAGCTTGCTGTCTTTGCAGGTCAGCACTTTGATTAGCCTGCTGGCTTCTTTGACTTGCTTGCTGGTTAGCTAATTGTGTCTGCATATCGACCTGTTGGTTAGCCAACCCAGCTTGCAATGAACTATTTTGATTTGCCAAACCTGATTGCAAATTAGCCTGCTGATTTGCCAGTCCAGCTTGGAGATTCCTGCCAACATCACTCTCACGCAACTGTGCTTCTTGTCCAGCAATTCCCTGTGCAAACTGTCTCCTTTCGTTCTGCCTATCTCTTCTTGCACTTTCAAGATTAGACACTTCATCAACAATAGCAGAAACATCCCTGCCCCTGCCCCTTGCAGATGCTGCTGCCCGTGCATCCTGCTCAATCTGCCTTCTTTCTCCGTCAGACAAATTACCCCCTAAAGCTAGATCAGACATTGCTTGACTTGATAGAGTTGATCTTAGACCTCCTAAGTCACCTATAGCTTCTGCACCCACACTTTGATTATTTACATTTTGCGAAGATACTTGATTAGCACCAGATATGGGAGAACTTGTAACTTGTGGGACTGCACTGATTCCTTGTGCTTGAACATTTTGAGATGTTACATCATGCCCAAAACGATTTGCTTTAATCTTATCGTTTTGCCCATCGTAATATCCACTTATTTTTTCTACATCACGCTTCAATGCATCTACTGTACCATGAAGACCCATTTTTTGCTCAATACCACGAGGGGCACTTGATTCATTTGCCTTTGCTTTAAAATTATTAATTGCCTGTTGCATTGCTCCAGTTGAGCCACCTCGCAATGCAGTTGTTAGTGCTAGTTGGTTTGCAGTAGCTAATGCAATATTTTGCTCAAGATCATCCGACTTAGCTCTCTGCATCAAGTCTTGTTCTAGCTTACTGGAACCTAAGAAATTTCCACCAGCATCATAACCTGCTTTTCGATACCCATCTGCAAATTGAAATTTCATGTCACCACCAAGTAGTGATGCTATACCATTTGTTCCTGTAAGGGCTTCTCTTTGGATTTCTCCCTCTAATTTCGCATACTCTTTACGCCCACCTCCGACATACTCGTATTCTCCATCATCATTCTTAGCGAATCCCTTTTCCGCTTGATACAAGTCTGGTGCTAAATCGATTTGTGCCTGCAATGCCTCACGCATTGACTCTTGGTAATTATTTGTTACTGGTGCTGGTGGAGATCCGTACATTCCCATAGCTTATTCCCCCTTATCGTAGGTTCTTAGATTTTTTAATTTTCTCATGTGGTCCCAGCCTCCTGCTAGGTATGCAATATGCAAAAACACATCAAGGTCACCACATCTTACAACGCAAGCAACTTGCCTGTCCCATTCAGATTCACTCTTTTCCATTTCATCACCGTCAAGCGTTCTGTTTGCCAGACTTACTAGTAATGGAAAGATGGATTCTTTGTGAGCATTGTAAAATGGATTGAATGAAATTTCTTTTACAAATTCTACTAACTCGTAAAATATTTGTTCTTTTGTCGGCTGCTTATCTTGGTCAACCAAATCATCAAACATGTGATTAAAGCACCACAGTCTCCATGCAAATTCATATGCATGAATATTTCCAGCGGCTACTAGTTTGCACCAGTCTTCTGCTTCTGGGTTTTTAGCAACCTCTTCATCTGTCTGACAATAATCTATCATAATAAGGCTGGGATAAGTTTTGTATTTTTTGAGACACCATCCAGCTTTGTATTGCTATTCATAGCAGTGTCTAATTGTGGTGATATGTACTGAACCAGTTCGCCTGTATCCTGCACCATTGGTTGATCTCCTGCCTGTGCGAATAAAACACTAGTTCCATCATCTCTAAAGATTCTTGCTCCAGTAATAACAAGAGGAACACTACCTGTATTCTGTAATTTTATGTCAGCATTATCAGTATTGATTCGGTAGTTCATGGCATCAATGGCAGTAATTGCATTAAACCATTTTTCAATTCCAGTGGATGTGGTAGACTGGTAAACCGCAAATGCATACAACTCTCTGGAGTCTGCGAATCCATCCCCATCAGAAATATCTATCTGCACATTTGGATAGTCTGCACTGAGAGTAGTAATAGTGCTTCCATCGATTCCATTGTTATTGTAAACAGTGTCTGCTTGTTGGTCTGCCTTAAAACTGATACCCACGCTGGTTGCGATACCGAATGCTTCGTAAGGAAGGAATGCAGATGTCCCTGCTTGGCAAGTGATACGCAGACGGATGTTATCGCCAACACTCACTTCCTGTCCTGTGTAAGTGCCAGAGGATGCCACCTTATTCCCTGCCGTTCCTGCAACTACAAGATTTTCCACCTCTAAGTCTTTGGTCATGTTGTAAAGTTGGAGGGTTGCAGTTGCTTCTACATTTGTGACATCCCAAGGAAGAACAGCAGTGTTCTTAAATGTTCCTATTACTTCTGCGTTATTTAAAAGTGTGGCAGAACCACTTGTAAGAATATTGCCAGTAAAAGTAGTGGCTTTGATTGTTAAAGTATTACCGCTAATCGCAAATGTAGAAGCTGCACTTGCGTCCACCACCACATCATAAGAACCTGCATCAATGGTGTCCCCGTCTCTTGACACTAATGGTGATGCTTCTCCTGTATAATTATCAACTAGGTAAGATTTTGCTATGTCGTAAAATTTCTGTGGAGTGTCTATTAAAGTATACGCATCTACAGTTGCCTTAGATGCTTCAGACACTACCAAATCTGGAGTCATTTTAACTGTGCTCTGCAAAGTATTGAGTCCAACTAAATCCTCTGCAAATCCAGTGATATTTTGGTTGTATGCAATAATTGAAAATGGAATTTCTGAATTTGAGTTGGTGCGAGAATCAGTAGTGATGGTTTTGTTAATGTAGTTGATTACCTCGACCAAAACATCTTCGTCCAAATTGCCAGTCTGGTTGACTCCACTGTAAATCTTGTCAGATCTATCATCTTGGCTTTTTGGTCCTAATGCTCTGTTGCCACTATCTAAATCTTTAGCGTGATACGAATAGTTTAATCCGTTACCATCCAAATCTTCCACCACTAAACTTATAGATCTGACGCATTTAAGATACATGAAATTATTTCTGCCAGTATCAAGCTCGACTCTTAATCTATCAGAGAACCCTTTAATCGTAATTGTCTCCCCATCTGCTTGGGTTCTAGTAACATTGATAATGTCAAAGCCATGCAAGTTTGGACTCGTGTCAAAGTTCTCGAAAGTCAGTGGTGGAAATGGCGAATTATAACTCTGGAATCCTCCTTTTTTAAATTTAAAGATTCCGACATTCCATCCGCTTTTTGTAAAGATTCTAGACTCTAAAGTTTCACCATCAAAAGTTAAATCGTAAATGTTTATTTTAGCATTACTCGTAGAATTAGAGGACTCGATTCTAAACTGAGATGTGTTTGTGTTGGATGATCCCTGTTTTGCAAGGTTATAAAAGATCCCACTATTGACTGTGACTGTTGCCCCATTTGCAGTTCGCAAAGTTGCAGTAGTACGAATTATTCCACCATTCCACAAGAATGTAGAACTACCTCCAAACGAAATTCCAAAGAAACGATACATCTGACCAGTCAAATTCTCATTTGGTAAATCAATACCCACTCCGACTGAGTATTTATCTTTTCCATTGGCAGTAGTTTTCACACCTAAATTCAATGTGCCTGTCACTGTAAGTGGATGTCCACTACCTGCATTGATCGCTTGCTTCATCACTTGCAAGGTCTCATAGGCAGGATCAATGCTTAGTGTTCCTTGGACCTCTAAGAAATGAGTGGATGCAATTGTATAAGTAGTGTGATTTCCACGAACTGTAGTAGTCACTCCTGTCACTCCATTCAGCCCACTAAGGTCAGTGTCAGTCCCTGTTTGCGTAATCTTGTTACTTGCTTCAGAAAAACTCATGCGTAGTCCTTTTCTATCGAATCTAAATCGCCACTGGTTGCATCGTAAGTAAGGGTCTGAGTTAAGACTGTATTTCCCCCAGAATCCGTGACCACGATGCCAGTCAGTGATCCAGAAGTGTAGGAGAGTGTCTTAGTCTTCACTAAGGTTGCTTTGGTTGAATCAGTGTATGTAGTCACTGTGGACACATTACCACTAGCATCATATCCAATTTCCGAATAATCATCTGGGCCAGCGAGTCCTTGCAGACGAGAAGAAAACTCCTGTCCTACCTTGGCCCCGATCTGGCCCAGAATTGACATTACAGATTTGCTAAGAACTCAGTCTCAAAACTAGCGTAATCACCAAGCTCAACATTATTGACTAGCAAGCCAGCACCTGAGCCAACTTTTACAGTCTTGCCAGATGCAGATGCGTCAACAGATCCAGTGAGGTCACCAGTAACATCACCAGTTAGATCAGCTTCGATTGTTCCTGCTGAAAGATTCGCGTCACCTGTGCCTAAAAGAAGTTTAAATTTAGATACTGCATCATCCCAAGTCAAAGATGCTTTATCGGAACTAGATCCACGATTAATATTTATACCAGAAGTTTGTGCTGTCTCCGTACCATCTTCAGCTTTATTAAGCTCAAGAAAATTGTCAGACACTTCAACCGTCTGTGTATTAACAACAGTCATTTCTCCACTCACTTTGAGTGAGCCAAGTTCTGCTCTCGTTCCTTTAATTAAGCTAAAAACAGATGTACCATCCGCATAATTTGCGAGTGAAACTTTATCTGCTTTTGTGCTATCTAGTGATGCAATATCAGAAGCATTAGTAGATACATTTGTGTTTGTATTTCCTAAGCTTACTTTAGTTGCGTAGTTTGTGCTAAGATCAGTGCTTAAAGTATTGATCTGCGATCCTACTTTTTCACCAATTTTCCCCAGTATATCTGTTGCTGACATATATATTTTTCCTTATGTTAATGTTGAGTTTAAACCTAATTCAAATGTTACTTCATCCCCATATTCAGTTCGTAAAATATCCAACCCTGCATCATCGATGTAAGGCAGGTCATTCCACGAAAGAAAACCATCTCCTACTTTCATACGATTGTACCCACTACCAGACTGATCAATCTCAACCCCCACTTCACCTTGACGCAAGGCTGGGTTATTAGTTTGCCAGTTATTAGGGACATCTCTCCGTAAAATAATTCTGCGATATGCCATTATGCAAAACCTCCATCTAAATCGAATGCTTGCACATAAACAGTGTCCGAGAATCCTGCATCAATAGTAGCATCGAAAAATTCTGTCTCTGTTCGTGCTACCCATTTTGCTTGGGTAAGATCGTATTGTAAAATTGATAAGTCTTGTGGATTAGCATCATCCACATCATCCAGTTGTCTCAGAAATGTCCGTATGCTTGGACTGGTAATTGTACCAGTGACTGTAAGATCATTTGTAATCTGCACAGTGTCCATTGTGACATTGCCAACTAAGTCTGTTGGAACTGTTACTTCTGGTATTACATTTCTGCGTAGAAGCTCAGGATTAAATTCAATCCCTACTGGAGCATTTTCTAAAGTAACTGTTGCCTTGTTAGCCATTACTCAAAATCCCCCACCGTGTTGCTAGTGTAAGATGCTTCTAAATGCACACTCTTATACTTTGCTGGTTGATACTCAGAAGTGACTTCTATGGATGTACTGTATCCACGCTTGCGTAAATTAAATCTAGCTATTGCGTCTCCTGTTGTAGAGAAAACTTCTTCCTTCACTGTAGTCGATTGATCTGGATCTACTGTATTCGCATCGACCTTTAATCTGGTCCCATTTGTGACTGTGTAAGAAATCGATCCAGATTTAAAATTCTTAATTCCTCTACTGCCCAGTAAATAATTTCTGGTTTTAAATTTGGTCACAAAATTGTAGGTGTCATCTTGCTGACTATCACTGTCTTCATACTTATATAGTGCTTGATTAGTCAGCAGGTACATGTCATCACCCCAGCTTTCCATATCGATAATCCACTGACCTGAATTACTAAATGTATCCAGAGATATGAATGTACTTAGCAAGGAATCGTAGACCAAGATAGCATTGGGCTGGCTGGCACCATCGATAGGAATAGCAAAATAAACTTTATTCTTGTGGTAATGCACGACACTCTTGTCCAGTGCTGATGCATTTATTCTGTTGATTACAGGAGTGACAGGCTTGCTTAATGGTTCTTGGTCTAAGGTTACTTTACTAATTGCTAAACCAAGACCTTTTGCAGGATCTGACGAAGGCACTAGAACTTGTATGTTACCTTCGTTGCTGATGAAATATATGTACGATCCATTCTGAACATATGCTTTACTTCCAGCTACTCCGTACTGTCTAGTGATTTCAAAATTTGTGGAACTTTCTCCGAGGAAGTGCGTACCATTAATTATGTGAATGCTTTTGTTATTTAAAACCAGTGCTTGGTTTTCCGCATAAGGTATAATCGCCAAGGTTTTATCATTTGTTCCCTTATTGCAAAAATAAGTGTTTACGATTATAAAATTGTTAGGCTCAAAAATGTCACTGAATGCCACAGTAGTGCTAGAGTCATCAGATTTAGGAACAACTAAACGGTTGGCCATGTAATTACCGAATCCTGCATCTGGGCAAACAAAGTCTACCTTGTTATGTGCAGGCACACTACTGAACTCCACAGTGTTCTCTCCTGTTACACCTGACCACTCCCTTGGCCTTCTTCCTTCCGCAAATAAAAACAACTTCTCAAATGCCTGCACAGGTATTACTTGCTCACCGACATCGTAGATCAGGCCAGCCCCATAATTAGATACCAGTTCGCCTAAGCTATTATATAAGCTATACCGATTAATAATTATTAATTGCTCGTTGCCATCTGGATCAGAAAATAACTTCAAAGCATGTCCACGATTTGTATAAAATACCTTCGTCATTCCTTTCCTTGAAGAAATAACTCCTTCATCAATTCTGATGTTTTCTGCCAGTTGCAACATGCCTGCACCGAGCAAGGTTGGACTGGTGTGCATATCCAGCCCAGTAAAGCCCAGATCACCATCCTCTACATAAGGATCATCTAGCTGACCAAATGACCTATATCTTGCCATGCCGACCCTCCAATAGCCTATCTAGTTTTGACTCAATATTGTCTAACCTTTTAAACAGACTTTCATTCTCAGCAGTGTTGCGAGCCATGTCTACTTCCAGCTTGTTAATTCTTTTATCGTGCTGGGTTAACGAATTGAATGCACCCTTCAAAATAAATCCACCCATCGCAATGAGCAAGCCTGTGACTAACTGAAATATGAAACTAATATCCATTACTTATCGTCTTGGGCTGGGGCCAAAATAGAATCCGAGAATACAGGGAAGGATAGTGAGGTTCCCCATAAGGGAGATGTGTCCAGTAGTGATTTGGATTGGCTTTTGAGGGGATTGCCAACTGAGGAGTCCGAAGAGGATTTCTGTTCTTCCTTCTCCAGTGGCGTTGCTGAGGACGACCAATTCTGCACTGGGAAAACAGGTGCACAGGATAATTGAAAAACACAAAGAACTGACACCAATACATGCAAGTAACTTACGCACACGATTAGTAGATTCTGAAGAACCGCTTTTAGCGAGGCACTCTTGCAGTCTAACGAAATTATCATTCGCACGACTTTCTCTCGCAAGCTCAAGGTCATGCTTTTGCTTCCTAGCCTCAAAAACCATGCCAAACACACCTTTGAGAATTGCACCCATAGCAGTCGAGCCTCCACCTGTAAGAAACATAACCAGAATTTCACCCATTTCACTCGGACCCCCCGTATCGCAATTTCTCTAGCAACTGGTCATGCTTACCTGCTTGCTTCTCTAAAAATGCTAATCGCATATTCTGCTCGGCATCATCTGGCAATGCACCTAACTCACCTCTAGGCCATTTTATCCTGAACTCACTGTTAAGCTCTACCTCATGTTGTAAGCGAAGAATCTCCATCTCCAGAGTATTGATGCGAGCGAAGATCATGGCCCCAGAATACACGCAAAAAATAACTCCTCCAATTAGCTTCAAGGCAAAGCCAGTATTGGTTTTCAAGCTAGACTCTTCTGTAATTCCTTCAGGCATAAGCAAACAACCACCCTCCTAGCTAACTTGGCTAAGAGGATGGAAATTCATAACAAACCAAACAATTACGATTAGTCTATTTGGATTGTGAAACCGCTAGGTGGAACCTTAAATATGTCACCAGTCCCGATCTCGACAGGTGATGTAAGTTGTCCGTAGATCAACATGTTTCCACCAGTCTCTGCATCATAGAGTGCAATATGGGTAATTGATCCCCATGCGTTTTCTGCATCGCTCCAACGAAACTCATCATCATTAGTAGCTGACCCTGCGGCTCCAATAACAAAAGAACCTTGTGATGGATCTCCTACTCTGACTCTCCCATATCCCTGACCAGAACATTCAACACCAGCAGTGTTGTCAGTTGGTGCAGATGTGAGTAATCCGATGTATGGTTTACCACTAGATAGTTCTATCTGTGTTCCATTGATAAGTCCTTCTAGAACTTTATTTTCTGTGTAATCTGTAGCTTGTGCCATTTAATTATCCTCCTTGGTTTGTTAAAATTATAATTCTTCTGCTCGTGAATCACTTACCTCTGTAAGTGACTCTCCTGAAATGCTTGCTCCTATTGAGACAGATGCTTCCTCGGCTACTGGTTCTTCTGTAATTACTTCTTCAGGTTCTACCTCCTCGTACTCAGGCTCAGGCTCAGGTTTAAGTGGCTCGACAATAAGCTTACCATTGTCATCAGTAATTTTGGATTCACGAATATGCTCATCCTGTCTTTCACCTATGACCAACCATGAGATTGTTGCTGTAGACTCAGTGTTTTGGCATTCAATAATTAATTTATTGCCTTCCACTTTTCCGCGCACGGCATCCCAGTCATTTTCATTAGATGTAAACACTTGGATGTCACGATTGAGTGCAACAAAAGTTCCTTCAGTCATTCCAGATACTGCATCAATATTTACTTCAGCTTTACCTGCTACCAATTCAACCTTACCTCGATAGATATTGTCAGCTTTTGGGCCTTCAATAAAAGAATGAACTAAGTGATGAGTTTCTGATTTCTCAGGTAATGGATGATCAATCTTAAAAGTTCCAGAACCCTTTGATAGATTACCTACCACATCTAAATCATTTTTGATAAGT